CGCTGCATGTGGCGTGATGAGTATCATCGCTATTCTCGTATCAAACGGCGTAGTCAGGACTAGTGAGCCCGGACTCGAACTTATAGGTGACGCAGAGAGCTGTCAGCGTGACCCATACGTTTGCCCTGCAGGCGTTCTTACGGACGGCATTGGGAATACTCACGGCGTTAAACCCGGAGTAAGAAAGTCCGATGCGCAGATCGCCGCAGACTGGCAGAGAAACATCCTCCAGGCTGAATCCTGCGTGAACAAATATGCAAACGGCAAGAAGCTGAATCAAGGCCAGTTCGACGCCGTCACCTCGATCACCTTTAACGCCGGGTGTAGTCAGATGCAGAAGTCCACCATGTTCCGCATGTTCCGTGATGGCAAATTCACCGAAGCGTGCAATCAGTTCCCGCGCTGGGTATACGGAGGCGGCAAGCAATTGCCCGGCTTAGTTATCCGACGTGAAAAAGAAAAGGCCATGTGCCTGAAGGGGTGAGTGATGGTTAACAAGATTGCCGTTGCTCTCACTGCCATCATTCTGGCAATCATAGCCATCCTGTTGTGGGCAGCCTTTCACTTCTACGGGACGTCAGTTAAGGCAGATGGGAAAGTAACGCAGCTGCAAAGCGACAACGACCTGCAAACGCTCACTATCGCTACGCAGTCTCTCAACTTTCAGCGTTCAAACCAGATCGCGGCCACAGCAGATCAATACGCAGTGAAAATCACCGGTGACAGTCAGGAGCGTGAAATTGAATATCGAACGATTCTCAAGACTGAGCCGACCTGTGCTCTGCCTATCCCTGCTGATATTGCTAACGGCCTGTACGACTACGCGAACCGTTTACGTGCCAGCGCAATGTACGCCGATTCCAGCCAGCCTGTTAAAGCCGCTGTTAGTGCCACTACCACCCAGCGAATAACCTACTGTCAGGCGGTGTTGTGGATTGACCCACTGCTCACCCTGATAGACCAAGGCAACAACCAGTTGGCAGCCATCAAGCAAATCGAAGAGGCCAGACAGAAATGACTGAGTTATTAAATTGCCCATTTTGCGGTGGTGAAGCTGAGGAAGATTCCGGTCGCTGCGCTGAATATGGCGGTCATGAACACCAAGACTGTTCCGTTCTTTGTAAAGTTTGCGGTGCCGAAATCTATATATCTTCATCACAAGACTTCCCTTGTTCTTGTTGCCACGATGTTATGGCAGAAGCCATTAAGCGTTGGAATGCGAGGTCAAAATGATTAAACGCATCCTCTTATGGCTCATCAGCATTTATTTCAAACCAGCCACCACCGACACCAAGACCCCAGAGGTAGAACCCATGTCCGAACCATTAGTTGATGCAGTAGCAGCTCCCGCCGCAGTAGTTAACGTAACAGTCACTCCGGCAGTAGCCGACGAAGTGAAAGCAGGCGTTGCTGATTTCGAAAAGGCGCTGGAGTTCGTTGAAAGTGGCGTTGCCAAACTTGGCGAAGCCGCAAAAGACGAGCTGAAAGAACTGGCTAAGAAATACCTTTAACACCCCAGATTTACGCACAAGGTAATCAATTTTATGAGTGAAGCTAAACCGCAAGACGGCAGCACAGTTAAAGGATACCGCACCCTTTCCGAGCAAGATATTGCAGATATGAATAGCCTCAAGGCGTTAAGTCGTCAATTTATCTCGCATCTTGAACGGCTAAAACATGAATCAGACGCAGATCCTCGCTGGATAGCCATTGCTAAAACCGATATGCAAACAGCTTGCATGGCTGCATGTCGTGCTGTCGCAAAGCCGGATAGTGACAGTTAATCATTACAAAGCGTCTTCCAACCAAGGCGCTTGATAATGATGCATTCCCCCCGACAAGGGATTAGGTGTGTTGCCTATGCAGGAGGTGATCTCATCTGGCTGACGGGTAAGCCGTAAGTGGCACATTAACTGCGAGAGCCGTGATGAATACTGCGAAACCTCATTCAATTATCATCGGGGTGAACCATGGAACTATTTGAAGAAGACATGGGACGCATTATTGAGAACCACCCCATGATAGGTCAGCGCCGCTACATCCCCAATGTGGAGGGCGTAATCACCGTAGAGAGTGCCTGGCTAATTGACGGCGAAGTGCAACTCTTCGGGATTATCTCTCCTCCGCTCGACAATGACGGAGAGATGATTGACCACATAGAAGTTCCTGTTTATCTCAGTGAGCCTATTCACTAAAGCAGACTCACGAGTTACCCATTCGCGAGCTGCTCTGTCTCGCCTCCAGCCATGTTTGCAATGACACCGTTCCTCACGGTAGAGCGCATGGATTAATGGACAACAAGAATGCCCCGAGATTACCGGTCATAGCAGCCCGAGCAAGCTGTGGCAGAAGAATTGTGAAATAACTCAGAGGCTCACCATGGCAAAGGTATATCTACATATCGGATTGAGAGCGAAATGGTGGGTAAGGCCATTCATGCTTTGCTGTAAAGCCGCCGTCTACTCAAGGCTGCTGCGAGAGAAACACTTCGATAAGGTAACTCGCTTTATCGCTGACAACGGATTCCACATCATCGCAAGGTGAAGCCCATGGCACTGAAAGCAACGAAAGAAATAACAGTGCCTTTGTATGGCGTGCAAGTCGTCATTTGCTCTGCGGAAGATGCTGCTGATAAGAAGTTCGGGAAAGGTTTTTTTAATCGAAACTACACCGCGCAAGTATCAGTGGTCACTTGTCCAAAGTATCAAATAGACATGGTGGCCATCTGCTTCTCAAGTCCTGATAGCTACAACACAGAATGCCTGACCCATGAGTGCGTACACGCAGCATGGAGAATACTTGAACTCGTTGGCATCACCGTATCAGTAGATAACCAAGAGCCTCTCGCCTATCTGGCAGGCTGGCTATCTCGCCAAGTGAACAACTTCATGATGAATCACATAGAGGCTCAACAGCAGCCGAAGGAATAACGAATGACCAAACCAGATTGGGAGGCCATCGAATCGGCGTACCGAGCTGGTTTGATGTCTGTCCGTGAAATTGCATCGCAGCACGGCATCTCCCACACGGCGATAAACAAGCAGGCAAAGAAGGAAGGCTGGGAGCGTGACCTCAAGGCAAAGATAAAAGCCAAGGCTGATGCACTGGTTTCCAAACGTGAGGTTTCCAAGCAGGTTTCCACGGAGAGAGCTATTTCGGAACGGCAACTAATTGAGGCATCAGCTGAGGTTATTGCTAACGTCCGTATGGAGCACCGAGGAGACATTCGCCGGGCGAGAAGTATCACGAATGCCTTATTTGATGAACTTGCTGCCGAAAGCGCTGACCTTGCATCTCTCGAAAAGTTGGGTGAACTCATGTTCAATCCTGATGACAAGGGGCAAGACCGCCTGAGCGAGATTTATCACAAAGTCATCAGCATGCCAGAGCGCGTGAAGTCAGTTAAAGCACTGAGTGATGCTCTGAAGAATCTGATTAGCCTTGAGCGTCAGGCTTACGACATTGACGGAAGTACCGGCGACAACGTGGTCGATAAACTTTCCGACCTGATGGATTCACTGTCTCAGGGGGCGTAATGAAACCTGAGCATCTCAAGTTGCTGTCTGATAAAGACTGGCGACTGAACAATCTCTATTGGATCACCGATAAAGAAGGCAAGCCGGTACGCTTCAGGATGACTCCTGAGCAGCGCGAGTACTTCGAAGGTATCCACACCCGCAACATCATTCTTAAAGCTCGCCAGCTCGGCTTCACGACTGAGGTTTGCATCATTCAGTTGGACGCCGCTCTGTTTGAGTCTGCTAAGTGCGCCCTGATCGCCCACACGCTGAACGACGCTAAGCGCCTGTTCCGTGAAAAGGTGAAATACGCATATGACAAATTACCCGACGAGATTAAAGCGGCTAACCCGGCCAGTAACGACTCTGCCGGGGAGTTAGTGTTCAAGAAGGGTGGCTCACTCTACGTAAGCACCTCATTTCGTGGCGGCACGCTGCGTTACCTGCACGTTTCAGAGTTCGGCAAGATATGCGCTAAGTATCCAGACAAAGCCCGCGAGATTGTCACAGGCGCGTTTGAGGCCGTATCTACCGGATGCTTTGCCACCATAGAAAGCACCGCTGAAGGTCGCGCCGGTTACTTCTTCGATTATTGCCAGACAGCTGAGAACGCTCAGTTGCAAGGTAAGTCATTATCTCCGCTGGATTGGAAATTCTTTTTCTTCTCCTGGTGGAAGAATCCGCTTTATGCAATCGACCCCGTAGAAGCACTCCCTGACCGCCTCACTGATTATTTCGATGAGATGCTGGGCAAGCAGGGCGTTGTTCTGGATGAACGGCAAAAAGCCTGGTACTACGCCAAAGAAAAGACGCTCGGCGATGACATGAAGCGGGAATACCCCACTATCCCTGCAGAAGCATTTCAGCAGTCTGTTGAAGGCGCGTACTACGCTCAACAATTCCGCTTCCTCTACACCAATAAACGCATCGGCTCGCTGCCTGATAACTCACACCTTCCAGTTCACACGTTCTGGGATATCGGCGTGGGTGACTCTACGGCCATCTGGTTCGTGCGTGAGGTTGGTGAAGAGTTCCACGTCATCGACTACTACGAAAACTCCGGTGAAGGCCTGAGGCACTATATGAAGGTGCTGAAAGACCGTGGATACAACTATGCGCAGCACTGGGGTCCACACGATATAGAAAACCGGGAGTTTGGTTCTGACGCCAAGTCACGTAAGCAACTCGCCAAAGAAGGCTATGAGATTGATGGTCAGATCTACTCAATGACCTTCACTGTCGTGCCAAAAGTTGGCGTTGATACCGGCATAGAGTCGGTGCGTGAAATTCTTCCTCGCTGTGTTTTCGATGCTGCTAAATGCGAAGTAGGCGTGTCGCATCTGGAAGGCTACCGGAAAGAGTGGGATATCAATCGCGGTTGCTGGAAAGACAAGCCTTTACATGACTTTACGTCTCACGGCGCTGATGCATTCCGTTACTTCGCAGCAGCCAAAAACAACAAGAAACCAATCAAAACCACGGTTCGCCCATTCTCTGCTTAATTGGATAAAAAAATGACTGATGACGTTCGTAAAAGGTCAGCAAAAATCGAGGCCATCGCCACGTGTTGGCCGATGATTACTGCCTTGCTCGGCGGCACAGCGGCAATGCGGGTGGCTGGCAAGGCTTACCTACCGCAATGGCCGAACGAAGATAAAGGCTTCTACGATAATCGACTGAAAACGGCTACGTTGTTCCCTGCGTTTCCGCGCACAGTCGAGGTCTTAAGTGGCAAGCCATTCTCTCGACCTATTACGCCCGGCGACGACATCCCTAAAAGCATTCTGGCGATGTTTGATGACATTGACCTGCAGGGTACCAATCTGCACAGCTTTCTCGCTAACGTATGTGAGGAGGCTCTAGGGTACGGCATTGCAGGCATTTTGGTTGATTATCCTCACTCTGAAGGCGTAAAGACCAAAGCAGAGGAAAAGGCACGCGGACTGCGCCCTTACTTCGTGAAGATAGACGCCAACAGCCTGCTCGACTTTCAGTCAGAACGCATTGACGGCCACGAAACTATCACCAAGCTGCGCTTCGTAGAGGAGATAGCGGAAACTTCGCCAGAAGACGAGTTCAAAGAAGAACTCGTAGAGCAGGTTCGCGTGTTAGATCCGGGCAAATGGCGGACGTACAGGAAGAAAGAAGATCCGACCACGCATGAGATTAAATGGCTGCTGCATGAAGAAGGCATTACCAGCCTGCAGAAGATTCCCTTTGTGCCGATTTACGGTGAGAAAATTGGCTTCATGCGCTCCCGCCCACCGATGGCAGAGCTTGCCTACTTGAACGTCGAACATTGGCAAACAAAAAGTGACCAGCAGACCATTCTGCATGTTGCCCGAGTGCCAATCCTATTCGGCAAGGGCATGGACAGCGACCAAGACATTACGGTAGGTGCGGCAAGCGCGGTAATCTCTGACAAAGACAACGCAGACCTCAAATATGTTGAGCACTCAGGCAAAGCAATTGAGTCAGGCCGCCTCTACATTCTCGACCTTGAAGACAAGATGCGGCAAATAGGTGCGGAACTCCTCGTCGTGAAGCCAGGGCGAATTACTGTCGCTCAGACTATGGCAGAAGACGAGTCTGGAACCTGTGCTCTACAGCGCATCGTCGGTGACTTACAGGACGCGGCTAATCAGGCGCTCCAGTTGCTCGCAGAGTGGATGAAGGAGCCTGATGGTGGGCATATATCTATCTTCCGTGATTTCGGCGCAGCATCGCTTGCAGAAGCCTCAGCTGACTTGCTGATGGAGATGAATGTCGCAGGCACACTTTCGAATGAAACGCTGTTTACTGAAGTTCAGCGGAGAGGGTTCATTAGCCCTGAAGTGAAGTGGACAGAAGAGCAGGAGAAAATCAAATCACAACCGCCTAAGCCGGGTACCACTCAGCTCAGCGCATAAGTAACTCACCCCATACCAGCCCATGCATAACGCGTGGGCTTTTTTATTGCTGAAACCTGCGGATGCAGACCAGCGCACCGAGTCGGATGGCTCACGAAATAAGGTTGGATGACCAGTATGAAACTGAAACTCGACGAACAAGGCCATGTAGTTGTTCAAGATGGCAAGCCTGTATACGTGCATGACGATGGCAAAGAAGTGGCTTTCGATGCAGTGGGTACTGTTGCAACAATTTCACGCCTTAACGGTGAAGCCAAATCACACCGTGAACGCGCTGAGACTGCTGAAACAGCATTGA